GCAACACTCATGTTGAGCGGAAAAAGTGCCGACACATCGGTCGAAATGCTGCGCACGATACCGTCACTGCCGTACGCAACTTTGTATGTATCCTCTGCAAACTGCGTCTGGCATTCATACCAGTCCTGACCATCCTCGCTGATGAGATATGACGCCCACGGCACGGGCGGGTTTTCCGGGATGTATGGCGTGAAATTTTTGATGTTTATCATTAACACTCTCCTTTACAGTGATACCGCATTTATCCATGTGCCGTTTATGCAGTACTGAACCTGCCTGTAATAAATTCCGCCAATGTTATCCGCAGAATTGGACCCTGTATCCTGAACGATAATCCCTGTGAGCACATTGCCGGAGGAAAGATTCTGCGTCCACGACGACTCGTTGCCGGGAGGGCTATATGAACTGACACTCCCCAGCCTTACCGCCGACACACCTCCTGTCGTCAGCAGGTAACGGGCATCGAGCGTACTCAGACTCTGGGTTGCCACATCTCCCAGCTCCAGATTTGTTCTGGCGTCTGATGCCGTCGTGGCCCCCGTACCGCCATTGCTCACCGGCAATGTGCCGGTCACGCCCGGCGTGACATTCGCACTGCCGTCAAAACTGACAGCACTCGTGCTGTCAAGATTTGTCCGGATTTTCCGCCCCGTTTTCAGTTTTGTGGCCGTGTCCGCATTGCCCGTCAGGTCACCGGTGAGGGAGGTGCCTGTTATCGCGCCGCCGGTGATATCCACCGCATCACTGTTCTGGGAAGCCATCGTGCCCAGCGCGCTGATTGTGGTGTTCACATTCTCCTGTGAGGCAAAATAGCCCGACAGCGCCTGCCATAGCTGTGTGTCATCTGTCGGGTCCAGTGTCAGCCCCGCACTCTCCACCACCTTCACCAGCTCCCGCTGTATGACGTTGAACCAGAGAGCAAGCAACGGCGTCGGCTTCACGCCTGTGGCTGGCTCACCGTCCGTGAACTCGTCATTCTCATCCACATATGATGTGATGTCCGATATTTTTCTCATCAGGCCGTCTCCTGTTCACTTTTCTTCCGGTTATACAGATTCGCCGTGAAGGTCAGTGCGCCTGTTTCAAACGCACCGCCATCTCCGGGCATGCTCATGACCCCCTGCGTCACCGTCGTCCAGCTGTTTGTGTCGCTTACTGCCTCCGTTTCTGATATCACATCGCCCCTGCTGCTTCCGCACCCCACACTCCATGCAAGAAGATTATTCGGCGAAGCTGACTCCCGCAGGGTGACCGCTGCCTGCACCGCAACCAGGGTTCCCCCGGTGTTATCAATATCCTCAAACGTGACCCCGGCGGCTTCACCTGAACTGTTCAGTATCAGATACCCGCTGTCGTCATCAGATGCGTTCAGCCCGGTGACAATATCTTTACTCAGCGAGTTTGTGGCACTCCCCCCGGTGAATGCCGTTACCGGACTGTAGCCGACCTCAATACTCCCCAGCAGTGATGGTGAGGCATCATAGTTATCACCATACGGCACCGTCATGCAGTACATATCACCCGGCATGAAAATGCCGCTCACACCTGATGCAAATACATTGTTGCCACCGCCAATCCGGACACTCACCGCCCCTGTTCCTGACGATGACACACCGAGAGTCGTGCTCCCGACCAGCGCGCGGTTACAGTACAGACTGGCACTGACCGTGCTGCTGCCGTTCCAGGCAGCAAAAATCTCAAAATAGTAGCTGGCGGCTTCATCCGGATACGGGGTGGTGAACGATGCGCTGCCAATCCCGATGTGAGACGGAGAAGAGGAATACTTCTCTCCCTCCCCCAGTGACAGGCGAAACCCGAACTGCACCGCCGTCTCACTCAAATCAGGCAGCAGACACCTGAGCATGAGGTTTGATGATGTCGTGAATGCCAGCCCGGTACGCGCCACCGTATTGATGGTCTGCGTGGTGCGGCACACAGAACTCACCGAACCTGACATTTCGGTGATAAGTGTGACGCCGTTTTTGTTCAGTGCGGAAAGAATGTTGAGTGAAGTGTAGCTGTCGCACAGCGCCTCATCCGCCGCTATCTGCCGGAATCCTTCAAGTATGATTGAGTTCAAAAACAGTCTCCTTTCGTTGTTGTCACTCATTAGTGACGGCAAAATTCAGCCAGAGCCTGTTAATGACCACTGGCTCCTGCGTCAGATATCCCGACTGAAGCATCGCACTGTTAATGACAAGCGGCTCCTGCGTCATGCGCCCCGACTGAAGCATCACCCTGTTAATGACAAGCGGCTCCTGCGTCATGCGCCCCGACTGAAGCATCACCCTGTTAATGACAAGCGGCTCCTGCGTCGTGCGCCCCGACTGAAGCATCACCCTGTTAATGACCAGCGGCTCCTGCGTCGTGTCGTCAGATGCCGGCTCATCATCACCGTTGTCCCCCTCACCCTGTGTCTGTACCCGTACATTCAGTAACGCGCTTCGTACAGGCACCGTGACATCATCCGGCATATCCACGTCCGCCTGCGCATAAACCGTGTAACTGCCATTTGTGAAGGTTTCATCATCCGCTTCAAACGACCAGCCCCCGTCACTGTCTGTGGACACCGTCGCCACATACCGCTGTCCCGACATGGATTTGATGACGACATTCACAGTCACGCCCGACACCACCACACCCTCATCCGCCATCAGTGCACCAGAAAGAAGGCGCGTGCTGTTGTCCCACGCCATACTCAGGACGGCGCTGTATGACGACTGCCACTCAAACGTCACCAGCGTCTGTGCCGGGGCATAACGACGAAACAGGCATTCCAGGTACGCCCGTGAGGTGGTCACGTCATCCCCCGGCGGGGCCACCACCACGGTCCAGTTGAACCGGTTGTCATCACTCAGCAGGTGCCCGCACCACGAAAACCCGCACAGCGGTGTGCGGTACTCACGGATACGGATGCTGTAGCCCATCGTCGCCGCCAGCTCCGTGAAATACGCCACGCTCTGCCCGCCCGTCGACAGCAGTTTCGCCAGAATGAATTTTCTGGCCTGCGCCAGGTCTGTGGTGGATACCTGCGTTCCGCATTCATCATTCAGCCCCAGCGAGGCATACCACTCATCAGTGAGCGCATCCGCCGTTTCCGGGAAGGCCCCTGTTATCAGTGCACACGCATCAGCGTCACTCTGCTGATACGCCTGCGCCAGCCCGCGTATCAGCCTGTACTGCACGCTGTCAGGCAGCCGGTTCCACGCCATCCCCGATGGCAGAAGATTCACCATCGCGCACGTGTAGTCATCATGTGAAAAACGACTCATGATTTTCCTCATGTTGCCCATGTGATACTTCCGGTGACCGGCAGCTCTCCCTGCGACAGCGTGATGTTGCTGTCAGGAGACACCAGAATGAAGCCGTCTGTCCCCTCAATGTCCGCAATGGCGTAATACAGGTCAGAAAGATTAATCACCCCGCTGCCGTCCAGTTCATCCACGTTGTACAGCACCTCGCTGATGGCGCTCTCCACCTGTGCCCTCAGTGCCGCCGTGGCATCACTCAGCCCCTGTATTTCAAAATCAATGCTTCTGGCCACCGGCGACATCACATACACCACCGCCGTGACCGGCTGGTAATCGCGGATATAGTCCGCCACCGTGAACTGTACCCCCGTGGCTTTCCGGTCTGTCCAGTCCTCATCCGTTGCCACGCCGTCCGTGCCGTCAGGAAAGCCCCCGGCGTTGTCCTCGTCGTCACCGTCCGTCATGATGTAGACACCCACCGTTCCGAACCCCAGCGCACGGTTCACGCACCACGCCCGGGTCACGCCGGGAACCTCCAGTGCCCACTGCACATAGTCCGCCGCCGCACCGCCCTGAGGCGGGTTCTGGTACGCATACAGCACACGCTGACGGTACGTCTCCTCTTCCTCAGTGTCACTGCCGCCGGTGGCAGCCGTCACCATCGTCACCGTTGAGTCAATACCGGACCAGGTGACATCCGGTGTCAGTGTCGTACCGGCATCCGCGTTACCGTCGTCGCCACCGCCGCTGCTGTCATCCGTCGGGTCCGGCAGCACGGCGGTAATACTCCCTGAACCGCTGCCGTCACTGTCAATGCTCACATCCTCATCCAGCGTGTACTGATACCCGTCCGCACGGTTCAGTACCGCCCCCGCACTCACGGTGCTGCCGACGGTTCCCGTGAACTGCACCTCGTCACAGGCCGCGGCCTCTGCGGCCTTGCGGATGATACCCTTCAGCGCGCCCCACGCCGCCAGATATTCCCCGGTGGCCGTGGCCGGTGTGCACTGCTGCGCTATCCAGTCAAGATAGCCGTAATGCAGATGTGTCATGCCCGCCACGGCATCCGCCAGAATCCCCGGCGTGGAAAACCGCAGCAAAGCCCCCGCCTCATCCAGCTGACCGGTCACATACGACCGGCTTTTCTCCCGCAGCTCACTTAATCCGGGGCGTTCAAACGGCATGTCATACCTCCCACACCTGATAAAATTTCTGGTATTCCGTCGTGTCCGCATCCGGACGCTGATATGCGATGGTCATGTACAGCCGGTCCGGCGGCACTATCCACGCCTCCACATCCAGTGAAGCCACCACGCCGTCGTCCTTCAGCCACTGCAGCGCTTCAAGGGCGTATGCCTCCGCTTTCAGCGCCACCTGCGTGGTCAGTTTCTGCCTGCGCAGCAGCCACAACCGGGAGCCGACCCGGTAATCCTGCTCAAGGTCACCCCACCATCCGCGCCGGTTGCCGTCGTCCGTCTCATCTGATGCATCCGCCAGCCGGTCCGTGAACAGGCTGATGAGAATGGCCGTCTGCAGGTCATTTCCGCAGACCATATCGCCCGTCCCCACCGACCAGTCGCAATGCAGCGCCTCTTCATCGTAAAAAAGCGTGATATCGCTCATCTCACACCGTCTCCGTGGTTGCCTGACTTGTCACCGTGCTGCCGCCACTTTCCACACCGCTGACCGGATGTGTGTGGTCGTTGTATGCCTCCCGCAGCGCCTTCAGCGTGGTGCTGTTGCTTTCGCAGTTGTCCGTGATATCCCCCGTCACCTTCAGCGACGGCGTTTTCAGGGTGACCCCGTCCGTCGCCGTCACCTCAAGCGTGGTGGCACTGTTCACCAACACCTGCTGCCCTGACGCCTCCACCACAATCCCATCCTCACCCAGCCGGACGTACTGCCCCCACTGGTTGTACACCACCACCTCGCCGCTGTTCAGACCGTTAATCCGGTATGACTGATGCCCGGACGCCACCACCACCGCGCTGCTGCGGTTTCCGGCAAGGCTCATTACCACCACATCCGTTCCGGCAGGCAGCACTGAGGAAAATCCAAACTGCTGAAGAACCGGCGTGTCGCTGCGCACCTCTGACGGACTCTGCACCTGCACGGTCTGCACCACACCGCTGTCATCCCCCGCCGTCACGCGCCCCACGCTCAGCAGTGATACCAGACGGCGGAAAAGCACCTGTACAGGATTCATGACGACACATCCCTTCCGGCCACGCCGGAATAAAAACGGTACGGCTGCACGCTGAACGCTTCCGGCGGCATCAGAACCAGCGATGCCGTGGTCCCCGTCTCATCGTCACGACTGAATGTCACCTCAGAAACCAGCCAGTTCAGACTGTCCGCCCCCAGTGCCGGTATGCTCACCGGCACAAAGGTGTTGGGCTGCCACAGCACCCCTGCACTGTCACGCCAGCTGTCCACCGTCACATTCAGGGCCATTGAACGCCCGTAGCGCCGGTTCATTTCCCAGTTCACCGCCTGCTGTGCACACCCCGTTGTCATCAGCGTACTCTCCACTATCGTGACGTGACGGCGGGTGCGCATACCGGCCGCTTCCGGGTCGCTGGCTGTTGCCAGCATCACGCTGTCATAACCGGATGCCGGCGACAGTTCGCTGATACTGTTCACTGACACCGACAGGCCGGTGTATTCCGAAAACCGTTCATTCATACTTCGTGTGTACTCCGCCTTCTGCAGGTTCACCCCCTGTGTCACCCCGCTGGCTGCCGACGCCGTTCCCGCACGCGTCAGGAACAGGCTGCCATCCGGCAGGTCGTAATACAGAAGCCCCTCATACCGGCAGATGCGGTCGATGATTTGCTGCGACGACTCTCCCCAGTTGATGACAAAATCCGGCACCGTGGTGAAACTGTCGACGTCTGTCGTCACCGTGATGCCGTACACCGACGCCAGTTTTCTGATGATGGCCAGCGCATCACCGCCCTTTATCATGTTGTTCTCCCACCAGGCGGAGCAGTCCACCAGGTCCTGACACATCCCCCTGCCCGTCACCCGGATGTCATGCGACTGCGGCGTCAGGGTGTTCACCCACTGGTCGACATAGCCGGTCATCACCCGGTCGTCGCCGATGGTTATCGTGCAGCTGCTCCCCGGCGGGGCAAGCTGGTATCCTTCCTGCGGATACCAGTCCGTGAGCGAAAGCTCAAAATCCGACGGCAGACGCTCTACGCCCCGCGTCACCCGGATATCATTCCACCCCGACATGACGGTGTTGTTTACCTTCAGTGTCAGGGTGTCGTCTGTGGTTGTACTCATGAGTTTCTCGCTGTGAAGGAAAGCGGCATGAACGCCGGATGGACGGGAGAGGCCGCCTGTACCAGTTCGTCCGCACGCGCGGCGTCCTGATACAGCCGGTTTGCCAGCGCCAGCGACGGCTGCGGTGAGCGGCTGGTCACCTTCATCACGTCCTGTTGTGACAGATAATTCGTCTGCCAGTGCGTGACAAACTGCGTGTACTGCGCATTCAGCGCATCGTGACTGTCGTCATCTCCGGCATCAGCAAGCAGAAGCAGTACCGCCTCTGTCACCGTGCGGGCCTTCCGCATCACCGACACCGCATCATCGTAACCCTGAGGGGTGTACTGCATCAGTCGCCACAGCATCGCACCGGCGCCCAGGGTGCGGATGAAGGCCTGCACGGATGCACTGATGGCGCAGGCCGTCTCCCCTTCGTAATACGTCCCGTCTTCCGCCGACGCAATCTCTGCCATGACGCGGATTTTCTCCGTGTCACTGCCCGTGGCCTCCGCCAGCGTGGTGATGACCGCCTGTATCGCGGACACAGCACCGGATACGGACGAGATGTCATCCAGCGCCGCTATCGCCGATTCCGCCGCCGACCGGTCCCGCACGGAGCAGGCCTGAATGGTTTCCAGAATGCTGTCATCATCCGCCTCCGTGGTGGCAAGCCACGTGGAAAGTGACGAGGCCGTGCTGCCTGATGCGGTCCCGCTGTCACTGGCTGTGCAGTAACGCCCGTAGCTGTCCGGAGAAAACAGGGACGACACCGTGCTGGTCATACTGGTCACCGATGTCACCGCCCGCGAAAATATCGTCTCCCACGCGCTCACCGTGCTCTTTATCGTCTTAACCGCCCCGGTGACACTGTTCATCTCACCGGTAATCGCCGCCAGCATCACGGCGGCCGTTGTGGTCAGCGTCTGATACCACGTCTCCGATGACGTGGAGCTTGTCCCCGTCACCAGTGAAAACGCTTTTTCACCTGACTCAATGACGGTCAGCATGAACGAAAACACACGCCCGGACTCCACCCCCTCCTCAATGCGCAGACCGCCGTCCGGCACGTAAACCGTCATCTCACCCAGCGTCGGATGCACCAGCAGACCACCACCGGATGTCTCGCAGGCCGCAATCATCGCGTCACGCTGGCTGAACACATCTCCGGCGCTGTACACCAGACTGTCCTGTATCAGGAACCCACGCAGCGTGAACTTCCGGGCGCTGCGTCCCAGGTCTTCCACCCACACCGTATCCCGGTACGGATATTCATGTACCGCCACCCGGCGGCCCACCACGCTCTCACCGCTGATGACGCCAAACGGCACACCGCGGAAGGACGCCTGATTAATATGCGACTGCCAGTCCCACCCGCCGGTGGAAGACAGCCCCAGCGTGTCCGCCACCGCGTCTGTGATAATGCCCACCTTCTGCTCCTCACACATCCATCGCCGTGGACACCGCGCCTCCCTTCACCGTCCGGCGGGTTGTCTGCCCCGTGGTCGTGTTGGTGACGTTAATGTCCAGCCGGATTTTGTTTTCGCTGAAACCGCGACTGATTTCATCCCGCACGTCTGCCACTGAACTGCCGGACTGCGGCGTGATGATGCTGCCGCCGGATATCTGTGACATGTGCCTGAGTACCTTCGGCGCGTAGGCCTGCGTCTCCTGCGGCATCCCCTTATGTCCGCGAAGCCAGGCACTCATGTTGCCTTCGCCCCAGTTGTACGCCTGAAAGGCGCGCTGCATGTCACCACCATACTGCGCCATCAGCCCCGCCAGTTTTCTGGCCGCCGCCTCCGAGGCCCGGTAAGGGTTAAACACATCCATGCCGGAAAGCCCGAACTCCCGCGCCGTCGGGTCGATGAACTGAAACATCCCCTTTGCCGCACCGTAACGGGTGAGCGGCCCGACCGCATCCGCCCGTCCCGACGACTCCGTCATGGCCAGACCGTACAGCGTGTTTGCCGGAAGGTTGTACTGCTTCTCCAGCGCCGCAAAATGCGCCAGCAGTTCAGGGGTGATGTCGTTGCGACCTGTACCACCTTGCTGTGATGATGAGGGCGGTTGTGATATCGCCTGTGACGGTGCCGACAGCGCCGCTGCAAGGTCGTTGCTGAGCGTTGCCGTGAGCGCATTCAGCCTGTCGGACCGCTGACCGGACAGACGCGTGTGCATCGCCAGAAGATCGGATGTCGCGATATTGTTTTCGAGATTGTATCTCTGCCGCGACGTCAGTGACTTCAGTTTCTCCGGATGCGCATACAGATAACTGCGCAGCTCTGACAGATGATCACCCGTTTTCTGCTGGCTGCTGCGCCTGTCGCTCATGACGTCAACCGCCCAGTCAACAGAGGCGGTGACGGCATCACTGCCCAGCACTTTCGCCTTCACTCTGTCAGTGAAGCCGTCCCACGCAGCAGACAGAAGGTTCAGGTTGCTGTTCGCCTGAACCAGCTTTGCGTTCAGGCTGTCCGGCATCGTCAGTTTCAGGCGATCGGACTCCGCCAGCGCCGCATTCAGGTTTTTTGTTCCCCGCAGCAGCGCCAGTTGTGCATCTGACAGCCCCAGTGCGTCCGCCACCACCTTCTGCGATGAGCTGTTCATCCGCCCGAAGGCGTCAGTCAGGTTCTGCGTGCTTTTCTCAAGGTTCACCGTGTGGTTGCTGTTCTCCGCCAGCGTCACACCGAACTGGTTCAGTATGCCCACCACCTCCGGTGAACGGGTGTTCAGCGCATCGTTCAGTGTCGTGAACAGTGAACCGGTCTCCGCCTGCGCCTGCTCTGCCGACAGCCCCATCAGGCGGAACACCCCGGCAAACCGGCTGAACGCACTCACACTCATTCCGGCGTTTCTTGCGTTCACATCCAGGCTGTATGCCGCTTTCGAGGCATCATAAAGATGACTGACGACCGCCTTCACCGCCTTACCACCGACGGCAGCCGTAAGCCCCACAAGACCTCCGCGCCCCAGTGCGCTGAACAGCTCCGATGACAGTGCCCCGACATTGCGCAGCGGCGGCACAATATCCCCGAAGTGCTGTGATGTGTCTTTCCCCAGCCGGGACAGACGTTCAAAATATCCGGACATCCTGTCCGCATTCTCCTGACTCTCCTTTCCCAGCGCCCTTTTGCCCGCACTGTCTGTGGCCAGCAGCGCATTCATCAGTAGCGTTACCGAGTCGTGGATCTGCGTTATCTTCCCGCCCAGCGCATCTGCCGCACCGGATGCCCCGCTCAGGGGCGTTTCATTCACCGCATCAAGACCGTCACACAGTGACGACACGCAGGCGGCCGCCTGCTCTGCGTTACCCGCCAGCGACCCGGCAGCCTCTGAGGCTCTCTGCAGAAGCGCACTCGCGTTATCCCGTGCATTCAGCTCAAAATTGAAAGCATTACCCGCCATCGCCACTCCTCAGTCTGTTGATCCGCGCTGCCTGCGACGCCCACCAGAGAATTTCCCCTGACGTCAGCCCCCACGCCTCGCGCGGGGACCAGCGAAAGAACCACGTCAGTTCAGCCGCCCTCGCCTGCCACTGGCTCAGGCTTCCAGGAAAAAACCCGTCAGGAACCGTTCGCACTTTTTGTAATCGGACACCGCCATGAACTTCAGCGGGGCAGACGGCACACCCGCCACTGCCGCAATCAGCTCACGCATGGCCGCCATTGCGCCCAGTGAGGCGGTATTGCGGTGAAAGTCCTCCGCCTGGAACAGCACCGGCTCTTTCAGGCGCAGCTCACGGAACTCCGTCCTGGTATCCGGATCCCTTACCGGACGTTTCAGGGTCACCACCAGTTCTTCTGTCTGTTTCTCATTCATCATCAGCTCTCCGACACCGTTTGCCCTTCAAAACGGGCCGTAAAGGTTGCATCGTTGTTGTCTGTCTCAATCCGGCCAACCAGCCACATGTTCTGGCCGAGAATGGTCTTGCCGTTCACCAGATAAGCCGCCACCGTCACATCCGTATATGCCGCAAAATCCTTCAGTGACAGTGAGCCGGAATCACGTACCGTCATCTCGATAAACGGCGCTTTGTACGACTCCTTAAAGCCATGTATGCCGCTCATTCCCGTGAGCGTTTCACGCTCGATTTCACCCACGGAATATCTGAACGTCCCGGCCACATTGACCGACACGCCGTCAATCGTCACGGTACAGGTGCCCGCTAACGCGTTCTTACTCATCATCGTCTCCCGTAAAAAAGCCGCCCGCAGGCGGCATCATGGTTAATCACTGCTGCTGTTCAGCCTGAACTGGTTCCGCACCGCAAAGATGCGTAACTGGTTCATCAGGCGGCCCGGCCACACCACGTTCACGCGGTTCGGGTTGTCACTGTCACGCTCAACCACCAGTTGCTCCGCAAACGCATCCGCATCCTGTACGTAGCCGTTGTTCGCCAGCGTGTTGAACTGAGCAATCAGTTCGGCCCGGATGATCGACGGGGTGACAATCGCACTCCCTGCCGGAATATTCGCGCCATCGTCCGCCAGCTTCATCCGCCCCATCTTCGACGTCACCTGCGTCTTCATGGAGCGCATCACATACATCAGTGTGTACATCGTCTCGATCTGCAGGTAACTGTCGTCCGCCGCACCGTAGCTGTTGGTCTGGTACGTGGTGATGGTGTTCTCAAGCGTCACCGTATCGTCGTCTGACACCGTGAAGGTTGAGATGCCGCTGTACAAAAGCGTGTTCCGCTCCGTCAGGGTGAAACGACTTGCCAGCGGTGGAGCCAGCACACCGGACACCGACAGCGTCTGCGTAGGTCTCGCCGGATCGTTACGGACCGACTGCGCCAGCGCTCCCACCATCGCGGCAGCATAATCATACGAAGTGTTCGGACCGTCATACACGCCCCAGATGGTCATGTGCCGGTCGTTGCGGCTTTCCCCCTTGTCCGCCAGCTCGCCGTAGCTGCCGCTCGCCGCCGTGAAGGCATGACCGTAGATTTGTTTGTCCCACGCCCAGCGCCCTTCGTCATCCGACAGAAAATCCTTCATGTCGTTGAGCGAAGTGGTGTCCGGATAAGCAAGGACAATGAAATCAAACGTGCGGTCGCCCAGAGAGGCGAGCGCATCCGCAAGGTCCGGCGCCCCCTCCCCGCCACTCATCGCCGTGATGGTCAGCGTCAGGCCGTCCGGGGTGGACTCACCGCCGGATGAACCGAGATAGTTCAGCCGGATATCAATGGTGTTTCCCGTCTCACCGGCATTTCTGGCGGTGAGTTCAATGGTCGTGCCGTCGCTGGCCACCGATGCGGTCACCGGCAGCGCAGAGGTTGCATTAATTTTTGCCGCCAGCAGACTGGCTATCTCCGACTGCGTGTACGTTGACTTCACCGTCAGGCGAACACGGGTCCCTGCGATGTACAGGTAAATGACGCCGGATGCCGTCGGCACACTGTCAACAGATATGCTGCCCGTGGCCGTCGTCATGCTGCTGTCATCATCCGCCAGCGGCAGCAGCCAGGTCTCTCCGTAGCTGTCGTTTTTAAGGTAGGCTGTCAGCATGGTATGCAGCATTGAGCCTTCACCACACAGTCCGGCTGCCGTGGAGGCCGACGAACAGCGGTATGCCGTCCCTGCCGTGGCGGTCCCCTCTGCCGTCATCTGACCAATCAGCAGTGTGCGCTGTGTCTCCGTGGCGCTGTTCGCCATCGAGTTGTCCACTTCGACGTAGAACAGTGGCACACGAAGATTTGACGGGATATTGCTGAACGAGACCGTCATGCATCACCCCCTTTCGCCGTGCTGCCTGTTGCTGCCGTGGACACGGTCACTTTGCCGCTGGCTGCCGTGGTGGCTTTGTCAGCCAGCACCACATCCCCCTGCTTCAGGCGGCGTCGCCAGAACAAATCACGATCCGGCACCTCCGCCCCCTCATCAGGCAGCAGGCGTGACGGGTCGCCGGGGTAGCGCACCCTGCGCCCCGGTACAGGTTTCACAAACATGGAATTTCTCCTGTCAGGTTTCGCTGCCGGTTTCATCACCGGCAGGCAAATCAAAATGAAGGTGGAGTGGCGGATGCACGCCGCGAACGTTCACCTCACGCAGTGGCACGATCTCAGACGGGAAGAAATCCTCCGGCCCCTGGTAGTACTCCAGATCCAGCTCCAGCACCACAATGCCGGCGTGTCCTTCACCTTCGGAGTCCACACCGATATGCGCCCGGATATTGCTGATTTGCTGAAACTTCATGCGGACGTCCGGATTACCGATGATGGCACGCTCTAACGCCTCCTTCATCGCCTCCGCCTCTTCCCACGCAACACCGGCTGCGCTCTCCGTATCATCACCGCTGGCATACGCCAGTACGCGACCGTCGATACGCAACGTCGTCGTGGTCGTGTACTGCGGCACATGCCGCCCCTGTGACACCTTGTGTTCAGACTGCACGGACACAATGACAAGCGGGTACTGGTCCGGCTGTACCGGCAGGGTGCGCGGGGAATACACCTGCCATCCTGCCCCGGTGGCATCACTCAGTGCCCGGGTGACAATCTTTCTGGCTTCTGCAGTATTCATCCCTTCACCCTGTTCAGTTCAAGTCGCGTGCCGCCGTGGCTGTCCGGCTGCACATCCCGCACGATATACAGCTCCCCCGTCCGCACGATGAGAAAGATATCGCCCTGTTTCGGCTTCACGCGGCATTCCGCATCCCGCACACCCAGCACGGGCAGCGTGGAGTTTGATTCCGTGCCCCCGTCCTCGCCGACAAGCTGCTGCGTGTACGCACGGTCAAAAACCCCCGTCAGCCGGTACGCCTCACCGCCACGCGGGCGGTGTTCGCATTCCTCACCAAACACCCCGAACAACGGGGAGAGCAGGTTTTTGTCCCAGTCAACCGGTCCGGTCATCACCCTTCATCTCCGCCAGTGAAACAATCACCCCCAGACGCAGAAGACGCTGCGCCTCACTTTCGCTCAGGGTAATCACATGGCCCTGCGCCACCCGTTGTCCGTTGTGCTGCACACAACCGCGCAGCACAACATAGTCAACCGGCGCGCCCTTTTTGCCGGACGCCATCTCACACCACCGACGCGCACAGGCACGCATTGACACGGGACGGGATGACAATCGGTGCCGACTGCATCATCAGGAAACGCTGTGCCGGATCCTGCTGATCCCACATTTTCGGGGCATAGGCCATCTGGCCGTAGTTAAACGCCGGATCCATGATGCAGGCGAACGCGCGGGTTCCCATCAGGGCTGCTCCGGTCAGAATGACGTTGCCGTCATCCAGCATCGGTTTTTCGGTTCCGTCATCCGGATCGATGAACCAGTCGTTATACAGCCAGAGGTTGAAGTTACCCCATTTGCCCTTGTACACCGCACCGGTGTTGATCTGCGTCCCCGGGTTCACCACGTTGCTGGTCGGGTTCAGGGCGGGCATGTTGATGGCGTTCTCACGAATGAAGCTGTCGTTCATGAACGCCTTCCAGGCCGACGGCGTGAAAATCACCTCGGTCGGGTACGCACCGGATTTTTTCAGCATCAGCGTCGCCCACGCCTCCAGGCAGGTGGTCGGGATCGTGCTGCTTTCCTCAGAAGGCCAGACATCATCACCGCTCAGCGTCACCGTCAGGTCACTGTCACGACGAAAATCCACTTCCGTGGTCGGGTAGCCCTCACCGGCTATCGTCACCTTCGCGTACTGGAGCGCCTGTGCCGCCATCCATTCAAGACGACGGTTCAGCATGTTGATCTGGTCGGCCATCTCGTACTGGAGGTTCAGCATTGCACGCTCTGCTGGCGTGTACTCACGCCCGCCCAGGCGTTCGCCGATCATACGGCGCACCGGACGAAGCAAATCGGGAACGCGCTTGTCCTTGATGTAGGCCGGTTTGAAGATGTTGGTCTGATACGGCAGGGCCTCAACCATTGGTCCTTCCACCAGAGGGGAGCAGAACGGCGACATACGGCGTGCGCCCACTTCCACGTCAATGGCCACGGACTCCGTATCGCTCAGCACGATATTCGGGAAGAAACTGTCCAGCAGCCAGTTCTGGGCCACAAACAGGTTCGGCACCACCTGCGCCAGAAACGCGGTGTCGTACAGCAGATTAAAGTCTTTTTCGCTCATGAAAAAATTCCATAAAAAAAGCCGCATCATGCGGCTGTCAGGCTCTCAGTGGGGATCAGGGCACCGTGACCGGGTTGCGCAGAAAGATTTTCTCTTTCTCCAGCGCCACGCACAGATCGTCAATGTCCCAGCTTTCATCAAAAATGACCCGGTTTGCGTTGAACTCACCCATCAGGTAGACGCCAGCCAGCACATCACCGGAGGAAGAATCCGCCAGGTCAGCCAGAATCGCCACCGGCGTTTCGCTGCCGTCCGTCACCCCCGTCCCCTGTGTGCAGAGGGTGTACGCGCCGCTTTCCGTGATGCGCCCCAGCACCGTACCGCGCAGGTATACCTCTCCTCCGGTGATGGTCACGGTTTTTGTGACCACCTGAAGCGGTCCGCACAGCAGCTGGTCCGGCTGGTATGCGTCCGACCAGTAACCCGGTGCCGACGGGTTGTTTCCGTATGTGCTCATTATGCTTTACCCCCCATAGCCTCGTTGTACAGTTTCATGGCGTGCTGTGCCATCGCGTGCGCCTCCGTCGGTGCAGGGCGGACATCACGTCCGGTTCCCGGCTGTGGTGCATACTGCATACGGGCAGTCAGTCCACCTTTCTGACCTGCGCCTCCTGCCACCGCCGCTTTCATCACCGCTCTGGCCTGTTTCACACTCATGCGGGTGTTGAAGGCCAGCTCTGCGGCAAGGGCCGGATTTTTCGCTGCATACGGCGTGGCGAAGATGGCTGCGCAGCGATGACGTTCGCTGGCGCGGGCCTTTTCTTCGTCATTGTCGTCTTCTGCGTTTTCATCGTCGTCGTTATCGTCATCATCCGCACGGGAGCGCGCCTTGCGGCTTTCGCGGCGGTCCTCGTCCTCCTCCGCCTGCCCGTCGTCGTTATCGTCATCCGCACGGGAGCGTGCCTTACGACTTTCGCGGCGGTCCTCGTCCTCCTCCGCATTCTCGTCGTCGCGTTTGTCCTCCGGATCGTCATCCATTCGCGAACGACCGCCCATGCCTACCAGGTGCATGAAAGAAAATTTACGCATTGTTTGCTGTCTCCTTTAACAGAAAAGAAAAGGCCTCATCCGGTGACATCACATCGTCGGCAAGACCTGCCTGCACCCCTTCGTCAGCCCGTAACGTCCGGGCCTCAAGTGCACGCACCGCATCCGCGCTGATGCCACGGTTGCGGGCAACGGTTTCGATAAAAAGCGTACCTGCGGCGTCAATGTCCGCCTGAAGTGCTGCCTGTGCCGCCTCACTCAGCGGACGCAGCGGACTGGTCTCCGTCTTCCGGCTGCCACAGGTGATGATGGTCACGTTCAGCCCTTCATCCTTCATCTGGCGCGACATGTCACAGTGCACATAGATGACACCAACGGACCCCACGCCACCCGTGCGGGGGACCAGGATCCGGTCGGCGGCGCTGGCAAGGGCATAGGCCGCCGAGTACGCCGACTCCGAGAGAATGGCGTGCACCGGTTTCTGCCCGCGACAGGCAAAAATCGTGTCCACCAGATCAAAACACCCGGCCACTTCTCCGCCGGGGGAATCGATATCAAGACAGATGCCCTTCACATCAGGGTCGTTAAGCGCCGTCAGAAAATTTCGCCGGATGCCGTCATACCCCGTCATGCCGGAGTAAGGCCGCAGCATCCCCAGTTTCTGTACCAGGGTGCCGTGCACGGGAATAACGGCGATCCCCTCCAGAATGTCGTACCCGCTTTCACGGGCGGGACGGCAGAAATCGTCTTCATCATCGTCATACCAGGCCCCCGTTTTTATCCGGGTGATCCCGAGTCGTTCTGCCAGTGCCGTAACAATGATTTCCGCTTTTCGCGGATGAAGGGCCAGCGGCGTGTTCAGCAGGCGCTGGCTTAACAGTGCAAGTTGATTCATGAAACATCAGGCTCCTTCGGCTCTGCCGGGGCGCTCCCCGTCGGTGTGGGGGCAAACTGCTCTGCCTGAAACCAGGAAGGCGGTGTCAGGCCTCTTTCCTTAAAGGCCCGCTCTTCACGCGCCCGCTGGTCGAGAATATCCTCGAAATCTTCCCCCACGTTCTCGGCCACTTCGATTTCCAGCGTGGACATGCCGGCCTCCATCGCCAGAATGGCCCCTTTTTTCTCCGCGACCGGATCCACCCAGCCGCGCCCCGGTCCCATCCACTGGGCGCGGGTGTAAGCAGCCCGTGCCGCCAGAAAGTCCGGTGCACCCGCAGGCAGCGGCAAATCCTCTTCTTCGTGCAGCTCTTCCAGAAACGCCGTCAGCACCGGCTGGGCAAAGCCAACCGCAAACTCATCACGACGGCGGGTCAGTGTTTTCCACGCCTCAAGAAGTGCCGCACGGGCAGAGCTGTAGTTCACGTCCGACCAGTCCTGTGTCACCTGCTGGGTGGACAGCCCCAGCGCGGCGGCAATATTCCTGAGCACTGTGCCCTCGAACTCCTTGAAGTTACTGACCGGACGGGCGGCGCTCACGGCTTTTGGCTCTTCGCCGGGGAACGTGATGGGAATACGCACGCCCGACATCGAAATCCGGTTAGTATCGTGATACTTCATGCGCGCATCCTGGTAGCCATTAATCACCTCCGCGTCACTCATCAGATCTTCTGTCAGTTTCGGGTCATAGGGCGACGTGATGAAAAAACCGAACATGGCATTGATGATGGCGGCTTCCAGCTCCACCTGGTCGTACTTGATGAGCATTTTCAGACGCTGAACCACGGGATTGAGAATACCGACACCACGGTGCTGGCCCGCACGGTCATGATCAAAGTCATGCACCACCACCGGCCTTCCCCACGACGTTTCACGCGGCACGCGTTCCCAGTGCATCGTGTCACTGCCGCTCCACCAGTCCCCCATGTGTGCGGACCGGATGTGATAGGCCACCGGCACCCCGTCCGCGTCAATTTCCACACCGCCACGGATATGCGGCTGGTCAAACGCATCGTTCGGGTTACTCAGCCGGTCAGGGTCAATCACCTGCACCACCGTACCGTAGCGCCCGCGACCGGGGGCTATTCTGTCCGGTCGCCAGTGGATGACCGCCAGCGCATCGCCGTCGACCATCTTGTGGCGGAATGCCAGCCGGAAAAGCTGTGGCAGGGTCTGTCTGCGCTCAAGGTCGCAGTAACACCCGGCATCACCGGCCCAGTTGCGCCAGTGCGCTTCCACACAACGCCCGTACTCATCCGCCCAGTCTGCATCAAATGCCCGGTTGCCGGTCATCTCTGCCAGCATCCGGTAGTCAGGCTTCATCCTCGGGCGAAAAACCACCCCCATGGCATTGTCCAGCAGGCGGGTGATACTGCCATTCGCCCAGCCGTCATTGCGGACAAGGTCGCGCATTCTGGCAACCATACGGTTGCGCCAGATATTCACTTCATTGTCCGGTGACCACAGTACCGGGTTCCAGCCCGCCACTGAACCGTGCGAGAAACCGGCAGAGTCATAGGGGATCCGCCCGCTGTCATTCAGTGCGCGTTTTTTTTCCGTCTGTTGCGGAAAAGGTCTGCCATTTTTATCGACTATCATCGCTCACCTCAGTAACGCACGCTCAGGGACCTTCTCGTCCTTATCCCCAGCGCCCGCTGGAGCGTCGCGATCAGCGCCAGCAAATCCGCACTGCTGGCCTGTGAATAAGTCACGGTGCGCGTGCCGTCCCCCTGTGCATAGGAGAAACTCACGCCACGCCGCCCTGAAAGCAGCTCAATATAGGCCGCCTGAGCTTCATTCAGTGCCGCCTTCAGTTGTTCTTTTGACATTCCGGCAAACACGCCGGGGGTATTCATCATCGTCTCACTCCTGCAAGCCTCATATGCAGCGGTATTTTCTTACGGGGTGTCTCCGGTACTTTTGCGCCCGGCATACTTAAACTGATTTTTTCTTCCGGCTGCGCGGGAGGCGGCGCCATAAACGACAGATCCTGCGCCGTCCGTTCAGCCAGACGGTTCAGTTTCAGGCCGTGATGCAGCAGCCCCTTCAGGGCCGCGTAACCGTACACCATGCAGTCCAGCGCCTCATTCGCCCGCCCGGAAGACAACTCCCAGACACGGTACACCTGCCCGCCGCTCTCCTTACGCACCAGACGCTCAGAGAGCAGCTGACTGAAATAGTGCAGATCCAGAAACGACGGAAAATGGATACAGCCTGCGGTCGGCGCGCCTGCCGGATCCGGCTCAATATGCAGCCGGTGCCTGATGTCGTCCTTCGCGGAGTTCACCCCCAGAATGACGGGGCGGAAGGATTTCCGGTTGCGGGACGAAACGACACGCGTCGGCCAGACAGGGTTACGTTTGCCGCCAGTGGCGGACTCACCTTTTGTCGCCCAGATACGACGCCCGATACGCGCCTTCGAGAACTCGTACACTTTGTTGGTGTGATGACCGCCCGAGTCATGACAGACTGCCGAAACCGTCAGTCCGAAACCGTCAGCCCGCCGCCAGACCTGTTTCAGATACGCGTCAAGGCGCTCCCACGGCTCTTCTGTTTCCAGGTCACCAAAAATCACGTCATGCGCAATCACCCAGCACTCTTCGTTCATGCCCCAGCCGAGAACGGTGATTTCAAAGCGGTCATCCTGTGTATCCACCCCGGCGGTGAGCAGGAGCACGCCCTCCGGCACCTCCGCCCCCCAGACCTCAACGCGGGCAATCAGCCGCTGCTCACTCATCGCAAACTCGCCTGCATCCTCGTAAGGCTCGCCCAGCGTGGTATTGATGAATGTCTGGCGCATCAGCGGATCGTCCTTCACCCTCAGCCACTCGGCGACCAGATTCGGCCAGGAGGCATTTGAGTGCGGGCTGTAGCCCGTCCAGATATGAAAACCGGCATGTCCCCTGAATGGTGCACCGGCGCGCCATTCGCCTTTTGCCAGCATCCCGGGCAGTTCACTGTGCACAATCACACAGCCGTGGTGGCGGCACAGGTAGTAAGCGGTCTCCGGCAGCCCGTTACCTTCGCTGTCCTTTTCCCATTTGATGCCGTAAGGGGTGCTTTTGCTGCCCCACTCCAGCACCTGATATTCACCGCAGTGAGGACAGGGCACGAAGTAGCGGCGCTGATCGCTTTCCAGCCAGGCTTTTTCAATACGGCTCACGCCTTTCACGGTTGGCGTGGAGCCGAGTACAATCTTGCGGTTCCAGAAGGTTTCGGAACGTTTTGTTCCCAGCGCAATCTGATCCCCTTCGGATCCTGCGCCCCCTGCCGGATACCCGTCCACCTCATCAAAAAGGATGATGCGGCATGTGATACGGCGAAACCCGCCGGGGGAGTTGGCCCCGACCAGCGTGAGGTTTGCGCCGTTGGAAAAGGTTTTGCGAAGAATGGTCTGGTTGCTGTTTTTTGCCTTCGGGTCGCCGCTGATGGCTGCCAGCACCGGCGTGTCGCGCAGCATCGGGGCAATTTCGGTTTTACTGTAGTCTTCGGCGTCCTCCACCCTCGGCTGAACCACCAGGATGGGGGACGGATCATGTGCCAGGTAATAGCCCACCACATGGTCAAGAATTTTCGTGTATCCCACACGGGCTGATTTCATCACTGACACATACGTGACCGACGGGTCTGTGATGGCATCCATCATGCCGTCCTGATAGGGATAGGAGCGGAATTTCCCCGTCTGGGCACTGGTCTCACGGGACAGTACAGCGAAGGTGTTGGCCCACTGGCTTAAGGACATCGGCTGCGGTGATGCAAGATGTCGTTGCAACTGGATCAGCGCTTTCTTAAGAAGGGTCTTCTTCGATTTCCCTTTTCTCAAATGCAAGTTCATCCAGTGCCTCGTATACCAACTCCTGCAGCGCTGCCGTGAAGCCCTGATCGTCCGTCATTCCCGCCAGCGCCCGCAGACGGGGACCATGCTCAGGCGCAAGGGCAACAAGGCGCGTCCTCACTCGCGTGTATTCAGCAGCGACCTGTTCCGTAACGAGTTTCAGCGGAAACAGCTTTCCGTCCTTATCCTCATATTCCAGACGCGCCATCTCCGCAAAAAAGTGTTCTTTCATTGCGCGGGACTCTTCCAGTGGACGGATAACAACATCCCCGGAGGTGAGCGAATCAAACACATCTCTTGCCCGTTGCTCGAACCCTTCCACCGTGCCGGACTGCGATTCCCTGGCTTTTCTGGCGACTCTGTTTTTTTTTCCGTTTGCCGCACGCGGATCGGCGCTGTCACGAAAACGCTTCAGATTTTTATCTGTCGCCTCCACGTCAATTTTTTTTCCGTCCATGACAACAAACGTACCGGCCTTGATCCATCGTGAAATTGTTTTCCGGTTCACCCCGGCATGTTCGGCGTACTGCCCGACTGTCATTAAGCTCACTGAATCACCTCCGAAAACCGGGACACCGGGACATCGAAAACGAATGTCCCATTGATGGGACATGAAATGGGACATTGGGACATTGGGACATTGGGACATTGGGACATCAAAATGTCCCATTTTTTGGGACACAAAACCCAGGTCAAAACACCACTTAAGCCAGACACAGCAAGGAATGAAACAAAAAATTAACAATGGGACATTGGGACGCAAAATTGAAAATTTATAGCTGGCGAAACACCGCGAGCGCGCAATGCCCGTGCAATAACCCGCTCAGGAAGGACCCGTTACCCACCTGCTGTACTGTCTGCATCACTTCGCCGTCTTTAAAGCCTGTTCAAGCGCCACATTCAGCTCCGTCTTCATGAGACGCGATGCCATGTCATGGGCCAGTTCCTGATAACCCAGTACCGGCGTGACCGGCAGTGCATCACCAAAACGTATCAACAGCTTTGGTGGACGGTTTTTTTTGCGGGGAGCGCGTGTGCCATTGGGGGAGCGTTTTCTCCGCTTCCTGGTTTTTGCCACTTTTTTCGCTTTCTTACGCTGCCAGACGCCACCAACGGCCTCACCATCGTTGTTCATCACCTTACCGATGAAAACATCCGGTCTGGCCTTCAGCTGTTGCAGTTTTGCCTTTGGCAGGTTGCCGTATTTGTTCAGCCGGATATTTTTCGGGTTCAGTACAGCTTTCTGCCCCTCACCGAGATAATGCAGCCCTCCCACCTCAAAGGGTTCAAGGTAAGGCACGGCGGTATCCATGATGAACACCCGCCCGGTCAGATTGTCC